GTCAGGCTAATATTAGTGATGTTGCTTCTTCTATTGAAAAAATGCGTTTGGATTTTTTGCAGTCTCCTGCTGTTGATGATAATAGTCAGCCTATGACTGATGAAGCTGGTAATGCGATTAATAATTTTCAAGCTATTAATCAAGGTCAGGTGAAGCAACAATATAGTAATCTTAATAAGATGTTGTTGGATATTCAGCAAGGTAAGGTAGATATTGCTAATGCTGATTTAGATGGTTTATTAAAAAAATATAATCTCGAAAAAGTTATGCCTATTCAATTGCAAGCGCTTCAATCTGGGTTAGGTGAGATTCAGTCTCGTATTAATGCTAATAATGCGAGTGCGTCTGCAAGTATGGCTTCTGCGATGAAATCTCGTGAAGATGCTGCTACTGTTCGTGGTGTTCGTGGTTATGTTGTTTCGCAGGCTAAGAGTAATGCTGGTATGGCTCGTAATCAGAAAATTGTATCAGATTATGATCGTACTGATCGACGGAATGATTTTCGTTCTAATTCAGTTTATCGTGATTGGTCTAATAGTGTGGTTTCTCGTTATTCTTCTGGTGTTACGCGTTTGATTGGTAATCAGGTTAATAATATTATTCCTGTTAGGTATTTATTTGGGAAGTAGTTTTTATTGAAGTAGATTTTTTTCATTTTTTTATTTTGTTTTTTGAGGTTAAATAAATTGATTATGTCTGTGAAGATGTAATCAATTTTTTGTTTATTTGTTTAAGTTTGGTTTGATTCGAGGAGGAGCGTTAGCGACGAGGACGCTCCATTTTGGCTTTATGAACGTCTGTTCTTCTCTATAGAAGAGCGTAGCGACTGCGCTTTAGCGCATTTTTCCGGACGGGCCGGAAAAATTAGCTGAGCGTAGCGAAGTTTTTATTTGTTAGTTTGATCAGTTTGGTTGTACCCGATCGCCCCCGTCGATCGCCTGTTTCTTGTTTTATATTGTGGAAACTGACAGCACATAGTTGTTATTGATTTTGTCGCGCGCGCATTTTTTGTGTGTGCGTACTTAATAATATTCAACATTTCAAAGCTGTTTGTGGTCTGTTTTGTTTTTTTAACTGTCAATTTATTGGTTGTGTGTGTTTTTTTTTTTTACTTTGTGTCGTCTATTTAAGATTTTCGATATGAAATTAGATTGGAGAACCCCTTTGGCTGTTATACTCTGGTTTTATGCTGGTTGTTTTATACTTATTGGTGCTGCTGGTTTAGTGGCGTTAATAGTATCATTATTTTATTAGTTTTAGGTTTCTCCATAACATCGATTATGTTCAAAAAGTTATAGTTTGATATGAATAGTGATAAAAAAGTTAAGGTTTGTTCGGATTGTTCATGGTGTGTAATTAATTTTGATAGTGGTTTGATTCGAGGTTTTGTCTGTAGTCGACGTTATCCTCCGTTTGAGGTTAGTTTAAATGATGACTGTGTGTTAGGTTATTGATATGTATCAAGGTGTAGATGTTTATTCTCATTGTTTGCGTCCTGTTCGGATTTTTAATAAATATACTCATTCGTATGAGTATGTTAGTTGTGGTAAGTGTGTGGCTTGTTTGCAACGTGCAGCTAATATACAATCTTTGCGTGTTAGTAATGAGATTAAGCAGCATCGTTATAGTGTAATGTTTACTTTGACTTATGATAATGAATTTCTTCCAAAGTATGAGATTTTTGCAGATTGCAAAGGTCGTTTGCAGGTCGCTCCTGTTGGTCGTGCTGTTGATTTGTTTAAGTATATTCCTCTCAATTATCGACTTAATGGTTCTGATATTTGTTTGTTTGAAGATGATACTTTCATTCCACGAATTCGAAGTTACGAAGATGCTTACCAGTTTGGCGTCTGTTCAAAAGTCGATATACAAAATTTTATTAAGCGATTGAGGTATTGGATAAATAAAGATAAAGATATTTATGGCAAAGCAAAAGAATTCCGTTATTACATTGCGTCTGAATACGGACCTAAAACCTTTCGTCCACATTACCACGGTGTGTTGTTCTTCGATTCGAAGGAGTTATTATCTAAGATCCAAGATTTTATCGTTAAGTCCTGGGGACTTTTTGCAAGACGGAAAGGTGGAAAGCGTAATGAATTTACATTTATTCCGTTCGCGGATGTTTCCCTTACCCGTGAGAACGTTAAACTTTGCGATGCAAACGCAAGTATCTACGTTGCGCAATATGTTGCTGGCAATTGTGACTTACCTACGGTGTTACAGTTACGTTCAACACGTCCGTTCCATTTGTGTTCTAAAAACCCGATTATTGGTGAATTCAAAATTGACGGTCAAAAGGTATTCGAAGACATCGACAGAGGAGTTATTGAGGATAGTGGAACATTATTTGATAAGTCCTCCGGATCAGTTAAGTTTGTTAGTTTTCCTTATTCCGCGGATACATTGGGTACCCTGTTCGGCAAGTGTTTCTCGTATAGTGAGTTATCTTTTGATGCAAAATTGGCTCGTTATCGATTCTTTGGTGATAAATTCTCAGAGTGGCGTGAGAAAGTAGATGTTGCTTATCAATTATGGTTATTTGAGAATAGTTTTTCTTCTTTGAATAATAGTTTGTCTAAGTTTATTTATTATCATCGTGATTGGTCTTTTAAGCGTTGGTGTGAGTTGAATTATCCTGTTGATTTTATAGATCTTGATATGGATAAGGTTTCTACTTGGCAGGCATCTAAGAAAGCATATTATGTGTGTAGTAAGTATGATTTGAATAAGATTTCTTCTTATGTTGATGTTTATGTGACTTATGTTCGTTTATTTGATAAGATGTTGTTTTTGTTGCAACAATATAAATTGAAACATTTTTATGAGACGCAAAGTGCTTGGATTGATCAAGTAGGTCCGTTAGGTGTATTTTCTGCTTATCCGTTCTTTTTTGAAGAACTTCCTAAAAGTTTAAATGCGGTTCCTCGTTGGAAATGGAAGAGTAAAGAGTTTCGTTTGATCCGTGATATATCGCGATTGTGTGATTTTTATCCACGTGGAAAGTTAGATGTTGATTTTGTTTCTCGTCTTCGTGAAGAGAATACAAATATATATATTTCTTGGCGTACTTGGATGTATCGTGATCGCTTAAATAAAAGTAAAAGTAAGAAAGTTAATAATACTGAGGTTTTCGGTAATTTACGAATGTTATAATTTAATTGTTTTATTATGTCTAAAAAAGTTCCTTTGATTCAGTCTTCTCAGGCTAATCGTCCTCGAAATGCTTTTGATTTGTCGCAACGTCATTTATTTACTGCACATGCAGGTATGTTGTTGCCTGTGTTGACGTTGGATTGTATTCCGCATGATCATGTAGAGATTAATGCTACTGATTTTATGCGTACACTTCCTATGCGTAGTGCTGCTTTTGCTTCTATGCGTTCAGTGTATGAATTTTTCTTTGTTCCTTATCATCAGTTATATCCTGCTTTTGATCAGTTTATTACAGGTATGAATGACTTTCGTTCTCAGAATTTGGCTGCTCTTATGAATATGGAAAGTCCTAAGAGTTTGCCTTATTTTAATTTGAAAGAATTTTATAATTGGCTTTATAATGATAAGTCAGTAGATCAGATGGGTTATTCTCGGCGTCTTGGTGCTTATCGTTTGTTGGATTTGTTAGGTTATGGTAGGCGTACAAATGCTGTTGGTGTTAATATACCTAATCTTGGTAGTCCTCAGTCTACAATTTCGGATATGAATTTTAATTGTAGTCCGTTTAGAATTCTTGCGTATAATAAGATTTATCAGGATTTCTATCGTAATAGTCATTATGAAACTTGTAATCCGTCACAGTTTTCTATTGATGATATGAAGCCTGGTCAGAAGATTGTTACTTCTTCTATGGGTAATCGTTTTTCATTGTGTTATCGTAATGTTGGTGTTGACTATGCTACGAATGTACGTCCTACTCCTATGTTTCATGATGCAGGTTTTGATAAGTTGAAGCCTGATGTTGCTTATGGAGGTTTGAATTTTAATGTATTGACAGGTGTTGAGTTGACCGGTCCTAATAATGGTAAGAATGTTTTAACGGTAGATACTGTTCGTGCTGGTTTTGCGTTGGATAAGATGTTACGTATATCTATGCGTGCAGGTAAGACTTATGCTGAACAAATGGCTGCGCATTTTGGTGTTCAAGTTCCAGTTGGTCGTGATTTTAAGGTACATTATATTGGTGGTTTTGATAGTAATATTCAAGTGAGTGATGTTACGCAAACATCTGGTACTTCAAGTACAGATAATGTTCAATATGGTGGTTACTTAGGTCGTGTTACAGGTAAAGCGACAGGTTCTGGTTCTGGACATATAGAATATGATGTTAAAGAGCATGGCATATTGATGTGTATTTATTCAGTTGTTCCTGATATGCAGTATGATTGTTTCCGTGTTGATCCTTTCAATGTTAAGTTGGAACGTGGTCAGTATTTCCAGCCTGAGTTTGAAAATTTAGGTCTTCAAGTGTTGCATACTGCTCATGTGTCTACTGTTGGTGCTGCGAGTGTAGATGGTGTATTAGGGTGGCAGCCTCGTTATAGTGAATATAAGACTGCTTTGGATGTGAATCATGGTCAATTTGCAGGTAATTTGCCTTTGTCTTATTGGTCTGTTTCTCGTATGCGGTCATTGAGTAAGTCAATGGTTTATGGTAAAGATCTTGTTCTTGAGAATTTGAAAATTAATCCTGCTTGGTTGAATAGTATTTTTGCGGTTGATTATAATGGAACTGAGGTTACAGATGCTTTTTTCGGAGGTTGTACGTTCAATGTGATGAAAGTTTCTGATATGTCTGTTGATGGTCTTCCTCGTATTTGATTTAGGTAAGTAAGTATATAATATTATGGCTGATTTATTTATGAAAAGTTCTAATTTATCAGATGTAGATGTTTTTATGTCTCATTTGACTGTTTCTGAAAAGGAAGTTGCTGTTGATACAACTTCTTATTATGATGATAGTGAGTTTAAAGATTTGCGTGTTTTTGATAATGATACGTTGGATGGTATTTGTCCTCCTGATCCTGTAACTGGTTTGCGTTTAGATGCTGTTACAGCATTGTTGCGTCCAGGTTTATCTTCTTTGGAAAGGGATAAGTTTGCTGCTATGTTGCAGGAGATACCAGCTTCTAAGCGTTCTAATTTGTCAGATGAAGAGTTGATTTCTATGCTTCCGTCGCGTTATAATTCTACTTTGACGGATATAGATAAAGTTCGTGATTATTATAAGTCTTATTTAGATGAGATGGTTGATAGTAAATCTAAAGATGATAAGTCTTTGGTGGATGAAAGTGCGTTACAAGGTACTTCTGTGGTTGATAATGCAGATAATTCTTCTGGTAGTATTGATTAATGTACTTCCTATGATTGTTATTCGTGTAATTCGTGCTTTGTTTTGAGTTGTAGGGGCTTTGTCCCCTACTCTCTTTGTTGTTTATTTTTTATGATTTAGTTAATTTAATTTATGGAGGTAAAATTATGTCTGGTGGTGCTGTTGCTCTTGGTATAGGTTCTGCTGTAGCTTCTCTTGCTGGTGCTGGTATATCTGGTATGGCTTCTTCAAGTTTAAATAAGCGTAATCGTATATGGCAAGAAAATATGTTGCAGAAGCAACAAGATTATAATCGTGCGATGGCTCAGCTGCAAATGGATTATCAAGATAAGGTTAATCAACAAAATTTTGATTGGAATGATCCTGCAAATGTTCGTAAGCGTTTGGAAAATGCTGGTTATAATCCGTTTTTGGCTGATACGAGTTCTTCTGGTATGGCTTCTGGTACATCTATTGGTGCAGGTTCTTCTTCGTTAGGTACTGTTTCTGATCGTTCTCCGTTTGATGGTCTTTCTGGTGCATTAGGTAATGGTTTTAATACAGTTATGTCTGCTATGGCTAATAAGCAGCAAATGGATTATCAGAGTGTTCAGAATGATTTGGCAGAGTATAATTTGGCTAAGTTGCGTGCTAATGATAATGTTTCAAATAGTAGTGGTAATCGTGCTTATACTGCTGAAGGTGAGCAAAAATTGATAGATTTAGAAAATGCTCGTTGTCAGGCTAATATTAGTGATGTTGCTTCTTCTATTGAAAAAATGCGTTTGGATTTTTTGCAGTCTCCTGCTGTTGAT